TGCACCTATTGTCTGAACGGTTGCTGATTTAGTCGGAAAATATTTAATTAATAATTTTCCATTTAACTTTTTTATTTTTGCTTCAACATCTTCTTTGTGATATTTTATATTCGCTGTGGTCACCCCACTAAATATTGAATCATATCTTAGACCGACATAGTTTTCATTTAACTCAAGTGTATAATGAACAACGACACCTTTATTTTTTAGAACACTACTACCCAAAGATTGTAGAGTCCAAGACTTACCAATACCTGCTGGCGCGACAATTACACCTAACTCACCAGCACCTAAACCACCATCCATAATATCATTAACAACGTCCCAAGGAGTTCCGACTGTTATCCTACTTGATTCCTCAAGTCTTGCTTTGAAAGATTCGAGATAGTCATGTCCCAAGTCCTTTGTTGTACCAGCCTTCATGGCATCATCTATGATTGTTTTTATACCATCATAATCTTTATTCTCTAAAAGATTTACCGATTCCAATATAGCATTTTTAAGTGTTTGATTTTTACAGAAGTCTAAAGTTTTTTTCTGAACAAAATCTAAATCAGTAGCCTCTATATGTTTCCATGTCTCTCTTAGTTTTTCTACCACACCTGACTTTAAAACATCGTTGTCCATTTCCTCAATACTACATTTTAATACTTCTAATGTTGGTTGCTTTTTATATTCGAAATAATAATCTTGAATGCTCTTTACTAACCACTTATTTGAATCTGAATCAAACATCGATGGTTTCAATATATCGATGATTGTTTGTATGAACTTCTTGTCAGATAATAACGAAGCTATAATCTTAGATTGAAACGAAGTTCCGAATTTTATTAAGGTTTCACTCATGTGTTTTTTTAGCGTATCTATTTAATTGATTAAAATTTGTTAATAACCAAGTTGATAAATTCGGTAAGGCTGTAAATAATTTATCTTCTAAAAACATTTTTTCAAATTTATATTTGACCAACCGATTTATTGGTTCATTTACTTTTTGTACTATTTTTGTTTTCGTGTTACCAGATATGTCAACTTCATGTAACTGCATTAATTTATAATTACGTTCGATGATTTCTTTTGATTCTGGTAAAACTTTGATGATATCATCTATATTACATATCTTGTTATCTGCCAAAAATGGTAATTTTTTTTTAATTGTTTTTAAACCAAGTCCTCTAACACCTGATATGTTATCTGACTTATCACCATCCAAAACTCTATACCAAATAAAGTTCTTTGAGAATATTCCAAACTCTTCAAAAACACTTTTATCATCATACATTTTTTTCTTACTTGGACTCCAAATCTTAACACGACCGTTTGCTAACTGAAGAAAGTCTTTGTCAGTTGACATGATTACGACCTTGGATTTAAAGAACACTTGTTCGGCTAAATATCCAATAGTATCGTCAGCTTCAATGTTATCGTAAGATAGTACGGTAACAGGTAGATTTTCTAAATACTCAACACTTCTCTGAAGTTGCATAATCATGTTCTGTTTTTCATCCTCTTGTGATGCAAAATCATAAGTTCTGTTTACACGATATTTAGTTTTTCTGTTTTGTTTATATTCAGGTAATATCTTGCGACGGCGGTTAGACCCACCTTTGCCATCAAAAACTATGATGACTC